CCCCGCTGCGACACGCCTCAGCTTATGAGCAAATGCTCGTCAAGCTGGCCGCAGACCGACGCACATTATCCGACATCCGTTCAAAAGAAAGTAAGGCCGTGAAAAAGCGTGAGCTTCTGCCGTCCTATCTGCCGTGGGTTGCTGGCGTACTGGCAAGTGACGGCGGCAATCAGGATGACATCGTTATGACGGTCATGCTGTGGCGTCTTGATGTCGGTGATATTCCCGGCGCGCTGGAGATTGCCCGTTATGCCCTGCGCCATAACCTCACGATGCCCGGCAATCACACCCGAACCGCACCTTACATGCTGGCCGAAGAAGTCGGACTCGCCACCCTGCGCGCTCGCGATATGGGTGAAACGGTGGAGGTGTCACTGCTCCTGAGCGTCATCGAACTAACGAGCAACGCTGACATGCCGGATGAAGTACGCGCCCGGTTGCACAAAGTCACGGGTCTGACGCTGCGCGATGCCGGTCAGCTTAACGACGCACTGACACACCTTCAGCGTGCTAATCAGCTCGATCGTGGTGCCGGGGTACGCAAAGACATTGAGCGCCTTACCCGAGAGCTGACACCGAAACCCGTGGCCGCAACGGTGAAAGCTACGCGAACTGTCGCAACGAAAAGGACACTCGCTAAAAAAACAGATTCACCGGCGAAACGAGGGCGCGGACGCCCGAAAAAAGTCGCCGGATAACCGAACGCTCCCCGAGCCGGGCGGCACGCCGGTCAATGCGGGTACTGATTACCCTGACTGCGACCGGTGTCCACCGCCCACCTATTACCCGAGGTTGTCATGACGACACTTGTAATAAATACCCCGGCGCAACAGCGTGAGCAGCTGGTTATCCCGCCTGCGCCAGACGAAGAGCAGTTAATTAAAAACACGCCCTTTTTTCCTGATATCGATCCAAAGCGGGTGCGGGAAGAAATGCGCCTCGAGCAGACCGTTTCAGCGGTACGACTGCGCCAGGCGATTAAAACCGCGATGGCCGAAACCAACGCCGAGCTGGGCGAATGGCGCGAGATTCAGCAGACCGGTGGTTATGCGCGGCTGGAAGATGTGCCGACCGATGAACTCGATGGCGAAAGTGTCCGGGTTTTCCACTACATCAACGCCGTTTGCGCCATGACGACCGCGACGCTTTACGAGCGTTACCGGGGGGTGGATGCGAGCGCCAGAGGCGACAAAAAAGCCGACAGCATCGACAGCACTATCGATGAAATGTGGCGTGATATGCGCTGGTCGGTCGCCCGTATCCAGGACAAGGCACGCTGCATCGTGGGGCAAATCTAATGCTGATTCGCGCACTTCAGGGAGACACCCTTGATGCCATCTGCGCCCGGTATTACGGGCGCACTCAGGGGGTTGTCGAGACTGTGCTGGCCGCAAATCCGGGGCTGGCTGAGCTCGGGGTTGTGCTTCCGCATGGTACGGCGGTCGAGCTGCCTGACGTGTCGTCATCCCCTGTCTCTGAAACTATTAATCTGTGGGAGTGAGAAATGACTGAAGGTGAAAAAGGCGTCCTGTCACTGTTTGTGATCGGCGTGATGATTGTGGTGGGAAAAGTGTTAGCAGGGGGTGAGCCCGTCACGCCACGGCTGTTTATCGGACGTATGCTGCTGGGTGGCTTTGTGTCGATGGTGGCGGGTGTGGTGCTTGTGCAATTCCCGGATATGCCGCTGACAGCGGTGTGCGGGCTTGGCTCCATGCTCGGTATTGCCGGTTATCAGGTGGTGGAAATCGCGATCCAGCGACGTATCAAAACACTGAAGGGGGGCGAGGATGCCGGTCATTAATACACACCAGAATATTGCGGCATTCCTCGACATGCTGGCTTATGCCGAGGGAACGGCCGCGCACCCGCTGACGAAAAATCGCGGTTATGACGTCATTGTCACCGGGATGGATGGTAAGCCGGAAGTGTTTACCGATTACCGCGATCACCCCTTTGCGCTGGGTCGCCCGGCGAAAGTATTTAACCGGCGCGGGGAAAAATCCACGGCATCCGGGCGATACCAGCAGCTTTATCTGTACTGGCCGCACTATCAGCAACAGCTCGGCTTGCCTGATTTCAGCCCCCTGTCGCAGGACAAACTCGCCATACAGCTGATTCGTGAGCGTGGCGCGCTGGAAGACTTACGCCAGGGGCGTATCGAGCGTGCGATTTCCCGCTGTCGTAACATCTGGGCATCGCTTCCCGGTGCCGGTTACGGTCAGCGTGAGCACAGCCTCGAAAAGTTGGTCACAGTCTGGCGCAGTGCTGGCGGGGTGACGGCATGAAAACACTGATTGCGCTGCTTGTACTGGCGTTGCTGGGCTTGCTGTGGTTGCGGCATGAAAACGGCAATCTCAGGTCATCTTTTGACAGGGCAAATGGTGTTGCCACGCAGCAAAAAAACACCATCAGCATGCTGAAAAATCAGCTCAGCGTTTCGAATGCCAGGGCAGATAAAAACGAACGGGCGCAGGTGCAGCTGCGCGAGAAACTGAACGCGGCCGGTGAGCGCGAGGCACAGCGGGAAAAAACTGTCACGAGGTTACTCAATGAAAATGAAGCTTTTCGCCGCTGGTACAGCGCTGATTTGCCTGATGCTGTGCGCAGGTTGCATACCCGCACCGCCTGCGCCTCCGCAGGTAGTTGTCTACAGCGGGTGCCCGAAGGTGAGCCTCTGCCCGATGCCGGGCAGCGACCCGAAGGTCAACGGTGATTTGAGCGCCGATATCCGCAACCTTGAGCGCGCGTTAGAGAGCTGCGCGCTACAGGTTGAAACCATTAAACAATGCCAGGACGATCTCGATGCTGAAACCCGACAGTCTGCGCAAGGCCCTCACTGACGCGGTGCCGGTGCTGCGCACTAATCCCGACATGCTGCGCCTGTTTATTGATAACGGAAAGATTTCCTCCACGCTTGCCGCCTCGTTATCGTTTGAAAAGCAGTACACGCTTAACGTGGTGGTGACAGACTTCACGGGGGATTTTGATTTGTTGCTTGTGCCGGTACTGGCTTGGTTGCGTGAGCAGCAGCCGGACATCATGACCACTGACGAGGGGCGTAAAAAGGGATTTACCTGGTATGCCGATATCAACAACGACAGCAGCTTTGATATCAGTATGAGCCTGTTACTGACGGAGCGAACGGTTGTGAAAGCGGTTGATAACGCGCTTCATGTGGAGAATATCCCCGAGCCTGAACTGCCCGAACCGGTCACACGCCCGGTGGAGATGTATATCAATGGCGAGCTGGTGAGCAAGTGGGATGAGTAATTTAACCCCCTTTGAGCAACGCCTTGAGGCGCTTATCGCGGCGCTGTCACCGGCAGGCCGTCGCCGGATGACTGTCGATGTAGCGAAGAAATTACGTCAGAAACAGCAGCAGCGTATTAAGGCGCAGGTTGCCCCGGACGGAACGCCCTACATCCCGCGAAAACGTCAGCCGGTCAGGGGAAAGAAGAACCGTATCAAGCGGGAAATGTTCGCGAAATTACGTACAAATCGTTATATGAAAGCCAGTGGCGATGACAGCACCGCAGCGGTGGAATTTACCGGAAAAGTGCAGCGTATTGTCCGGGTTCACCAGTCCGGGCTGAAAGATAAGCCCGGACGTAACAGCCCCACCATTCAGTATCCAGAGCGCCAGTTACTCGGATTTTCGGAAGATGATCAGCAGCTCGTCGAGAGCATTATTATCGGCCACCTTGCCGGTTAACGTTGTGCCAACCCTGACAAAACCCGCCCCGATTGCCGCCGGTTCTCCCCGGCGGCATCCTTTCCGGTATGAACACACTCGCAACTCTTCAGGAACTCGCCCGCGCGCTGCGCAACATGATCCGCACCGGCGTCATTGTCGAAACTGACCTTGATGCCGGTCGCTGTCGTGTGCAGACCGGCGGCATTCAAACCGACTGGCTCCAGTGGCTGACCCAGCGCGCCGGGCGTTCGCGCACATGGTGGGCACCCTCTGTAGGTGAGCAGGTCATGATTCTGGCCGTGGGCGGTGAGCTTGATACAGCGTTTGTGCTGCCGGCCATTTTTTCCGATGACCATCCCGCCCCGTCTGCATCGGCTGACGCCCTGCATATCGCCTTCCCTGACGGCGCGGTGATCGAGTATGAGCCACAGACCGGCGCGCTGACCGTAAGCGGCATTAAAACCGCCGACGTCACCGCGTCAGAATCCATTACCGCAACCGTGCCGGTCGTACTGGTGAAAGCAGATACCCGCATCACGCTCGATACGCCGGAAGTGGTCTGCACAAACAAATTAATCACCGGCACGCTTGAGGTGCAGAAAGGCGGCACGATGAAAGGCGATATCACGCACAGCGGCGGGGCGTTGACCTCTAACGGTGTGCAGGTTGACGACCACGGTCACGGCGGCGTGCAGCGTGGCGGAAGCTGGACGGAGGGGACAAAATGACGGCGCGTTATATCGGTATGAACCGGGATACCGGGCGGGCTATCACGGACGCGGAGCATATCAGTCAGAGCGTCGGCGATATCCTGCGAACCCCTGTCGGGTCGCGTGTGATGCGCCGTGATTACGGCTCGCTGCTATCGGCGATGATTGACCAGCCCCAGACCCCCGCGCTTGAGTTGCAAATCAAAGTGGCCTGTTACATGGCTGTGCTGAAGTGGGAGCCGCGCGTCACGCTGACGGCCATCACCACCGAGCGCCAGCTTAACGGAAAGATGATCGTTTACCTGACCGGCCAGCAGAAAGATACCGGCGAAACCCTTTCCATAATCATTCCCGTGAGTTGAAACCATGCCGATTATTGATTTGAGCCAGCTTCCCGCGCCGGATGTGGTCGAGGAGACTGATTTTGAAACCCTCCTCGCTGAACGAAAGGCGACCCTGATTTCGCTGTATTCACCGGAGCAACAGGAAGCTGTTGCGCGCACTCTGGCGCTGGAGTCTGAGCCCCTGACCAAATTCCTTGAGGAAAACGCTTACCGTGAAATGGTCTGGCGCCAGCGGGTCAATGAAGCCGCACGGGCGACCATGCTTGCCTGGGCCCGCGACGCCGATCTCGATGTGATGGCCTTTAACAACAACACCCTGCGGCTGACCATCACCCCGGCAGACGACACCACCATCCCGCCGACACCGGCGGTCATGGAGTCGGATACCGATTTGCGTCTGCGCGCACAGCAGGCTTTTGACGGGCTGAGCGTGGCGGGGCCGGTCGGGGCATACGAATATCACGGACGCAGTGCCGACGGTCGTGTCGCCGATGTTTCTGCGGTCAGCCCATCACCGGCATACGTCACTATCACGGTGCTTTCGCGTGAGGGTGACGGCACGGCCAGCGCTGAGGTGTTGGCGGCGGTTGAGGCTGCTCTGAACGCGGAAGATGTGCGCCCGGTCGGTGATCGTGTGTCGGTGCAGAGCGCTGCCATCGTGCCCTATGAGATAGACGCCACGTTGTATTTTTTCCCCGGCCCTGAAGCAGGACCCATCAGGCAGGCAGCCGAGGAAAAACTGAAAGCCTACATTACCGACCAGCGTCGTCTCGGGCGTGATATTCGCCGGTCAGCAATATACGCCGTGCTTCATGTGGAGGGTGTGCAGCGCGTCGAACTGGCGTCACCGGTTGCGGATCTTGTTCTTGACAGGCAACAGGCGTCCTTCTGTACCGGGTACACCATCACCGCAGGGGGTAATGATGAGTGATAACCGCCTGCTCCCGGTCGGCTCGACGGTGCTTGAGGTGGCCGCAGCACGTACAGCCTCAGACATTGAGCGCGTGCCTGTGCCGCTGCGTGACCTGTGGAACCCCGCAACCTGCCCGGAGAAGCTTTTACCCTGGCTTGCGTGGGCGTTTTCCGTTGACCGCTGGGATGAGAGCTGGCCGGAGAAAGTGAAACGCCAGGTGATCAGGGATGCGTTTTTTATTCATCAGCATAAAGGAACCACTGGCGCGGTGCGTCGTGTCGTTGAGCCCTTCGGCGCGTTTCTCGGGCTGACGGAATGGTTTGAGTCCGGCGGGGTGCCGGGAACCTTCCGGGTGACGATTGGTATCGGCAATAAGGGAATAACGGAGGATGCCTATCAGGAGCTGGAGCGGCTCATTAATGACGTTAAGCCATGCTCCAGGCATCTGACAGGGATATCGCTGACGCAGGAAGTGAAAGGGGCTGTGCCCGTCAGTCTCGGTTGTTACGTGGGCGACTCGCTGACGGTGTATGCGTGGATGCCTGATGAAATTGAAACCGGCGGTGATGCCTCTGTGGGCAGTGCGGTCCTGTTAATCGACAACGTGAGTTTTAAACTATGACAACAAAATATTTTGCCATTCTGACCCAAATCGGTGCCGAAAAACTCGCGCAGGCAACGGCACAGGGAAAAAAGCTGAACATTACCGATATGGCCGTCGGCGACGGTGGTGGCTCGCTGCCGGTACCGGAGGCAACCCAGACTAAGCTGGTCAACGAGCTGCGCCGCGCACCGGTCAATCAACTGGTGGCGGATAAGGTTAATAAAAATCAGATTTTCGTTGACCAGGTTATCCCTGAAAGCGTGGGCGGGTTCTGGATACGTGAAATCGGGCTCTACGATGCAGACGGCTCACTGGTTGCCGTGGCGAGTTGTGCAGAAACGTATAAGCCCCTACTCCAGGAAGGGAGCGGACGCACCCTGACAGTGCGCATTGTGCTGATTGTTTCCAGCGCGAGTAATGTTGAGCTGAAAGTCGATCCGTCCGTGGTGCTGGCAACCAAAAGCTATGTCGATGATGCCGCAGAGGCAGTGAAAAACCTGATTGTGGTGGCGACGCAAAGCGCCTCCATTGACAGAGCGCTTTATGATTTATCGGCCCCGGTCTATGCGGTGCGAAATCGTCGCCAGCTCGGTACGGCTTATAATAAATTACGCACTGACAGGGCATTAACCATTGTCTGCGTGGGCGACAGCATTACATATGGTTACGACGCTTTCTCCGCTGACAGATTACCGGCGCTGGAAGGGCACACCACTACGCGCGCGCCGGTGCAATATCCCGGGCGTCTGTATGACAGGCTTAATCTGTTAACAAAAAGCGCGGTGACGGTGATTAACCGGGGCTACAGCGGTGACACGGCAAAGCAGTGTTTTGAGCGGTGGCCGGAAAACCCCGGCGGTGATGTCGTTCATATCATGCTGGGCATCAATGATGCCGCCGGGCGCTTTAATGCGACCTTCGAGCAGTACGGCGAATATATGGAAAAACTTATTCGCCAGTATATTGCCTGGGGGCATGGCGTGGTGATCCACACGGCCACAGCGCAGACCTTCAACAATGCCAACGCCGGTGGCGCACGTTTTACGCAGTACATTCGCGGCCTGGCTGAATCCTACGGATGCCCGGTATTTGAAAGTGAGGGTGTGCACCAGTATTGCCGTTATGCGGAAGTGTACAGTGATGCGACCCATTTTAACGCGGCGGGCTATGCCAAATACGGTGATGCAGTTGCATCATTTATTCTGGCCGGGTGCTGGGTTCGCCCGGTGCGTGGCATCAGTGCTGTCGCCATGCAGCAGCCAGGGCGAACCACGGAGGGTATCGGCTGGCACATGACCGGCGGCGCATCGTTAGCGACGTCTGAAACAGGCTCATACGTGTGGAACGGGCAGACCGGTACACTGACAGCCAGTCAGGATGGCATTCACTCGTTCAGTTTTTACCTCGATGGTGAAGCGGCAAACGTCTATGCCATTGCGCGTTTGAACGGGGCGACTGTTCATATCAGCGATCCGCTGACAACCGTATCCGGGCTTGAGGCCGTAAATAAAGCGGTACCAAAATTTTATCCACGCAGCATCGCTGAAACTAAAAGTTATAAGGTTGCAGCCCGGCCACAGGGTTACAAATCATGGATTGGTGGCCTGATTGGACGGGGCTGGAAAACGATTTATTTCCGGCAGAATGTGGAGAACGCTGATACGGTATACCTCAATGAAATTATCATTGAACCCTGCACACCGGAGGAGACGGCGCAGGATAACAGCGGCGTCACGCCTGCTAAAAAAGAAGTGGTCGTATTCAGCCGCCCCATTGCGTCACTGGCTAATCCGATGGATGCCTTACCCGCAGCCGAGAAAATGCCGAATAAGGTGTATATCCCTTTACCGAAGGGGCTATACCGGCAGTCTCAGGCATGGGGGCACTGGTATGACAATATGAAACTGGATATCAGCATCCTCACCCGAAAGTCGTCAGGAGGCGCAACGTATGAAGGGATACATAAACTTGTGGCGTATACCGTATCGACGGCTTTAGGGGCATCGCTGGCCTTTGAATCGACCTATAAAACAGCGGCGAATTGTCTTACCCCAACGAGTATTCAGTATGGTTTCAGTGATCCGGCGACACCCGATATCATTACTGAAAATGCGTATCCGGGCGTCATTCAGGTGCGCATGATGTATCTGATCCTGACCTTCCCGGATGCCCCGGAGGCGTATTACACGATGGAAGTTGAATGCAGCTCGTTGCTTAACTCCGCCGGGAGTTATATGTACTGATAATGGAAATCCCCCGGTGTGGGGATTTTTTATTTCCTCCGCACACACCCTCCTCTAATCGAATCGCCCCACGACAGGGGCAATAATCAGCGCGTTAAGTCAGTCTCAGGTTGTGTCAGCCATCGCCGAACGCTCATGATTCGACGGCCTTTTGCGGTATCAGGAGAATGATACTCACCCCTTAACTACGGAGTTAAACGGATGAGTGACTTTCATCATGGCGTGCAGGTTTTAGAAATCAACGACGGCACGCGCGTCATTTCCACAGTCTCGACCGCGGTTGTCGGCATGGTCTGCACAGCCAGCGATGCCGACCCCGCGACCTTTCCTCTCAATACACCGGTACTGATTACCGGCGTGCAAAGCGCCATCGCCAAAGCCGGGAAAAAAGGCACGCTGGCAACTGCATTGCAGGCTATTGCCGACCAGTCAAAACCCGTAACCGTTGTGGTGCGCGTTGAAGAGGGTACCGGCGACGACCCGCAGGAGGCCCTCGCGCAGACGGTCTCTAACATCATCGGCACCACGGATGAAAACGGGAAATACACTGGCCTGAAAGCCCTGCTCACTGCGGAAGCGGTCACTGGCGTTAAGCCGCGTATTCTCGGCGTGCCGGGTCTCGATACCCTTGAGGTGGCGACCGCGCTCGCGCCAGTCTGCCAGAAACTGCGCGCCTTTGGTTACATCAGCGCGTGGGGCTGCAAAACCCTTTCGGAGGCCATCGCATACCGCGACAACTTCAGCCAGCGTGAGCTGATGGTCATCTGGCCGGACTTTCTCGCGTGGGATACCGTGGCAAGCGCGACCACTACAGCCCATGCAACCGCACGCGCCCTGGGTCTGCGAGCCAAAATCGACCAGGAGCAGGGCTGGCATAAAACACTGTCAAACGTCGGTGTGAATGGCGCAACCGGCATCAGTGCGTCTGTCTTCTGGGATTTACAGGAGCCGGGCACCGATGCCGACCTGCTCAACGAGGCGGGCGTCACCACGCTGATCCGAAAGGATGGTTTCCGCTTCTGGGGCAACCGCACCTGTTCAGACGATCCGTTGTTCCTGTTTGAGAACTACACCCGCACCGCGCAGGTTATCGCTGACACGATGGCTGAGGCGCATATGTGGGCGGTCGACAAACCTGTCACCGCGACGTTAATTCGCGATGTTGTTGACGGTATCAATGCCAAATTCCGCGAGCTCAAAACAAACGGGTACATCGTCGATGCGACCTGCTGGTTTGACGAGGAGGCCAATGATAAGGACACGCTCAAGGCCGGTAAGCTGCTTATCGATTACGACTACACGCCGGTTCCCCCTCTCGAAAACCTGACCCTGCGCCAGCGCATCACCGATAAATACCTGGCGAATCTGGTGTCCTCGGTCAACAGCAATTAAGGAGCCTGACTAAATGGCAATGCCCCGAAAACTCAAACTGATGAACGTCTTTTTAGACGGCTACAGCTATCAGGGGGTGGCAAAGACTGTCACCCTGCCAAAGTTGACCCGCAAGCTGGAGAACTGGCGCGGGGCCGGGATGAACGGCACGGCACCGGTTGACCTCGGCCTCGACGATGACGCGCTCTCGATGGAATGGTCTCTTGGCGGCTTCCCTGACGAGGTGATCTGGTCGTTCTATGCCGCAACCGGCGTTGATGCTGTGCCGATCCGTTTCGCCGGTTCTTACCAGCGCGACGACACCGGCGAAACCGTGGCGGTTGAGGTGGTCATGCGTGGCCGTCAGAAAGAAATCGACAGCGGCGAAGGTCAGCAGGGGGAAGACACCGAGTCGAAAATCCCGGTTGTCTGCACCTACTACAAACTGACGATGGACGGTAAAGAGCTGGTTGAAATCGACACCCTCAACATGATTGAGAAGGTGAACGGCGTGGACCGGCTGGAGCAGCACCGCCGGAATATCGGCCTGTAAAAATAAGCCGGTCAGCGATGCTGGCCGGTTAACTTCCCCTGATTCGAAGCGAGAAAATCATGACCAAAGAAAACGTTGTTACCCTGGAAAAACCGGTTAAACGTGGCGATCAGCTGATTGCGGAAATTACCCTGATTAAACCCAATGCCGGAACCCTGCGCGGCGTGAGCCTTGCCGCTGTCGCAAACTCTGAAGTCGACGCGCTGATTAAAGTGCTGCCCCGCATGACTGCCCCGATGCTGACCGAGCAGGAGGTTGCCGCGATGGAGCTGCCCGATCTCGTCGCGCTGGCCGGTCAGGTGGTTGGTTTTTTGTCTCCGAGTTCGGCGCGCTAGATTTCCCCCCCAAAATGTCGGTCGATGACCTGATGGCGGATGTGGCCGTAATTTTCCACTGGCCGCCATCAGAGCTCTATCCCCTGAGCCTGACCGAGCTCGTCACATGGCGCGATAAAGCGCTCCAGCGAAGCGGGCACATGAATGAGTGAAAACGTTAAGTTACAGGTATTGCTCAAGGCTGTAGACCAGGCAACGCGCCCCTTTAAGGCAGTGCAAAACGCCAGCAAAACGCTGGCGGGTGACATCCGTGGTTCACAGGACGAGCTAAAGGCACTGAACGCACAGGCGCGCCGTATAGAGGGTTTTCGTACCGTCAGCGGGCAACTGGCTGTCACCGGCGAGGCGCTGAAAAAGGCGAAAGCGGAGGCCGCAGCGCTGGGCGTGCAGATGCGCAACTCGGCAAGCCCGACGGCGGCACAGGTTAAAGCCTTTGAGAATGCCAGACGCAGCGCGGCGGGAATGCAGGAAAAATACAACGCCCTGCGCCAGTCCGTACAGCGCCAGCGCACCGAGTTGCAGCAATCCGGTATCGATACCCGGAATCTTTCCGCCGCCGGGCGTACCCTGCGAAACAACATCGCGGCAACAACGGCGACCATTGACCGCCAGCGCGAGGCATTAGCCCGTGTCAGCCAGCAACAGGAACGGCTGAATGCGGTGAGTCAGCGCTATGAGCGCGGCAAAGCAGCGGCGGCGGGCGTGCGAAACGTCAGCGCCGCCGCACTCGGGGCCGGTACCGCTGCCCTGTATGCCGGTAGTCGTCTTATGGCACCCGAAATCCAGTCGCAGCAAAGCGGCGCGATGATTGCCGCCCGTCAGGGAGAGGACGCATCGAAAGGCGCGGAATATACCGACATCATTCAGCGTATCAACACCTCGGGTGTGAGCGAGGATATCGGGAAAATCACCGAGGCGGTGTCAGCAGTACGCAGCACGCTGGGCACACTCGGCACCGTCGGCGAGGCAGAACTCGACCGCATCACCCGTAAGGCGCTGGATATGCAGAACACTTTCGGCACCGATACGGCTGAGAGTATCCAGATTGCCGCGATCATGATGAAAAACGGGCTTGCGGCCAACAGCGACGAGGCGCTCGATTTGATTGTCTCGGGTATGCAGCGCGTGTCCGCTGAAATGCGCGGCGAGATGCCCGAAATCCTGCACGAATACTCGACGCACTTCCGCAACATGGGATTCACCGGCGCGGAGGCGATGTCGTTGCTGGTCGATATGTCGCAACAGGGCAAATTCGCCCTCGACAAAACCGGCGACGCCATCAAGGAATTCAGTATCCGTGGCTCGGATATGTCAAAAAACAGCGTCGCCGCTTATGAGCAAATCGGGCTAAGTGCCGCGAAGATGTCGCGTGACATTGCCACCGGTGGCGATAAAGCCCGCGCGGCAATGCAGAAAACGGCGAAGGGGTTGCTTGCCATCAAAGACCCGGCGGAACGGGCAAACGCGGCGATCTCCCTGTTTGGCACACCGATTGAAGATTTATCGATTGACCAGATCCCCGCTTTTCTGGGGGCGCTGGCCGGGGTTAAGAACCAGCTCGGTGACGTTAACGGCGCGGCCGACAACATGGGAAAAACCCTGCGCGATAATTTATCGGGCGATGTTGCGCGCCTGAAGGGGTCATTTGAGGGGCTGCGATTTAATCTCTTTACCGGGATGAACACCCATCTGCGCACCCTGACGAAAAGCGCGACAGCGTGGCTCGCCCAGCTGAACGCATGGGCCGGTGCCAATCCGGTCCTGACCGCCAATCTGGTCATGCTGGCCGGGGTAATCGCCGGGCTTGCGGCGGTGCTGGGTGGCGTGGGTCTGGTTATCTGGCCGGTGATGGCGGGAATTAATGCCCTCATAGCCGGGGCGGGATTACTCGCGACCGGGTTCAGTATTGCCGGAGGCGCTATCGTCACGGCCATCGGTGCGATCACCTGGCCGGTGGTCGCCGTCGTTGCGGCTGTCGTCGCCGGGGCGCTGTTAATCCGCAAATACTGGGAGCCCATCAGTGCCTTTTTCGGGGGAGTGGTTGAGGGGTTACGGGCGGCATTCGCGCCGGTCGCGGAACTGTTCGCCCCACTCAGGCCCGTGTTTGACTGGCTGGGGCAAAAGCTTCAGGCCGCGTGGCAGTGGTTCACGAACCTGATAGCGCCGGTTAAATCGGCGCAGGACACGCTAAACAGTTGCCGCGACACCGGCATGATGTTCGGCCAGGCGCTGGCCGATGCGCTGATGCTCCCGCTGAATGCCTTTAACAAGCTGCGCAGTGGTATCGACTGGGTACTCGAAAAGCTCGGGGTCATCAATAAAGAGTCAGGAACGCTCGACCAGACCGCCGCCAAAGCTAACGCCGCCGCGCAGGGCAGCAGCTATATTCCGGCAACCAGCCAGGCGGCAGGTTATCAGGGGTATAAACCTGTCACGGCATCCGCGGGGCGCTCATACGTAGACCAGAGCAAAAACGATTATCACATTACGTTGCAGGGCGGCGCTGCACCGGGCACCCAGCTCGATCGCCAGTTGCAGGAAGCGCTCGAAAAGCACGAGCGAGAGAAAAAAGCCCGCATGCGCGCCAGCATGATGCACGACTAAGGAGGTAACAAAGATGATGCTCACGCTCGGCATGTTTGTCTTCATGCGCCAGACGCTGCCCTTTCAGACCATGCAGCGCGATGCGGAATACCGCTGGCCGTCAAATCCCCGCGTCGGCCAGCGCGATGCTTATCAGTTTTTAGGGGTCGGTGAGGAAAAAATTACGTTGTCCGGTGTGCTTTATCCCGAGCTGACGGGTGGGAAAATGACAATGAACACTGTCAGGCTGATGGCTGAAGAGGGGCGCGCGTGGCCGCTGCTGGATGGTTCGGGGCTGATTTATGGCATGTATGCCATCAATAACGTCAGCGAAACGGGCAGTCTCTTTTTCTCTGACGGTACGGCGCGAAAAATTGATTTTACGATGACGCTCACCCGCGTTGATCCGTCGCTTGCCGCGCTATACGGCGACATTGGCAAACAGGTTGAATCCCTCGTCGGTAGGGCGGGCGATATGGCAGGTAAATTAACAGGGCTGGCGGGAGCTGGATAATGCTGAATGCACTGAATAACAACGCGGGAGGCGTGCTGACTCCCGCCTTTATGCTGACCATCAACAGCAAAGACATCACCGGGAATATCAGCAACCGTCTCAGGAGTCTGACGCTGACCGATAACCGGGGATTTGAAGCTGACCAGCTCGATATCGAGCTTGACGATGCCGACGGGCTGGTCGAGTTGCCGATCCGGGGAGCGGTGCTGAGCCTGTTTCTCGGATGGAAAGGATTTGCCCTGGTGGGCAAAGGCAGCTTTACCGTTGATGAAGTCGAGCACCGGGGGGCACCAGACACCGTTACCGTTCGCGCGCGCAGCGCTGACTTTCGCGGCACCCTGAACTCGCGCCGGGAGGAGTCATGGCATGACACCACCCTCGGCGGCGTGGTGGAAGCTATCGCCGCCCGTAATAAGCTGGGGTCGGGCGTTGCGCCCGAGCTGGCAAAAATCCCGCTGCCACACGTTGACCAGTCGCAGGAGTCAGATGTCAAATTTCTGACCCGACTCGCCGAGCGTAACGGTGGTGAAGTATCAGTCAAGGCGGGTAAGCTGCTTTTGCTTAAAGCCGGGCGCGGCGTAACGGCCAGCGGTAAAGCCATTCCGCAGGTTACGATCTCCCGCAGTGACGGCGACCGGCACCAGTTTTCGATTGCTGACCGGGGAGCCTATACAGGGGTAACAGCGAAATGGCTGCACACCAAAGACCCGAAGCCGCAAGCCCAGCAGGTAAAACTCAGGCGTAAGGAGAAGGAAAAGAAAGCCAGCACGACCGCACACCCGAAAGCAAAGACGCCCGTAAAAGTACCGGAAGCACGCGAGGGCGAATACATGGCCGGTGAAGCGGACAACGTGTTTGCGCTGACGACGATTTTTGCCAGCAAAGCACAGGCTATGCGCGCAGCACAGGCAAAGTGGGACAAGCTGCAACGGGGCGTTGCGGAGTTTTCGATTAATCTCGCGATGGGTCGCGCCGATCTCTACCCTGAGACGCCGGTACGGGTTACAGGCTTTAAGCGCGTCATAGACGAGCAATTATGGATAATCACGAAAGTGACCCATTCTCTCAGTAACGGCGGCTTCACGACGTCTCTGGAACTTGAGGTTAAATTATCGGAAGTCGATTACGATTCGGAAGAGGAAGGGGAATAAAGTCATTCTCAAATGGTGAAAAAATGAGTATCATTCATTCACTAAAAGTGAATTGCGGGGCGCATCATGTTTCATTGTCCGAAATGCCAGCACGCGGCACATGCGCGCAGTAGTCGTTATCTAAGCGAAAATACCAAAGAACGATATCACCAATGCACCAATATTAATTGCAGCTGCACATTTGTCACGATGGAGTCAGTTGAGCGATATATTGCCACTCCAGGTATTGTCGTTCCTGCACCACCTCACCCGACTCGAACGGGTCAAAGCCAGTTACCTTGGTTCTAGAAATCACCCGCCTTGAGCGGGTTTTTTATAACTGCTACTAAGTGGCGGTAGGAAATACATCGCCATTTCATCGCCACTCAGATTAAGGGCAACAAAAAAGCCACTCTTCTGAGTGGCTTAATTATATGATTCTAAAGCTAAAATTTGGTGGCCCCTGCTGGACTTGAACCAGCGACCAAGCGATTATGAGTCGCCTGCTCTAACCACTGAGCTAAGGGGCCGTGGCGGAGGATTATAAAGTAACTCCTCGCTGCAATCCAGCCATACCCACCTGCCTGCTGTTTTTATAAACAATGCATTTTCAATCTTTTATACTTAGAGCATGAACCATTAAGCAGGAGTAATCATGATCAACGACATACTTGCACCAGGACTGCGGGTGGTGTTCTGCGGTATCAACCCGGGCAAGTCCTCTGCCCACATCGGTTTTCACTTTGCCCATCCGGGGAATCGCTTCTGGAAGGTGATCTATCAGGCGGGGTTTACCGACAAGCTGCTGAAGCCGGAAGAGGAGCAACAGCTGCTGGATACGCGCTGTGGCATCACCATGCTGGTGGAACGGCCCACGGTGCAGGCGAGCGAGGTGAATCTGCATGAGCTGCGCAGCGGCGGGCGCGAGTTGATTAAGAAGATTGAGGACTACCAGCCTGCGGCGCTGGCGATTCTGGGCAAGCAGGCCTACGAGCAGGCATTCAGCCAGCGTGGGGTGCAGTGGGGAAAGCAGAAGATTA